ATGCGGCTAATCTAAGCAGCACTGCTAGGCTATACTGCTAAGCAATGCGTCAAACACCGCAGGGGATAACATATTTTTTAAGACTTGTCAAACAGCCTTGCTGGAAGCCGTTTATTTGGGTCAGCCTTCTTGACCTTTGTATGAGTTTTGCGGTGTTTCGGTGGCTCTGGTATCTTTGGAATGGCAAACATCGCGGCTATTTTTTTGGGGTTATGCTTGTACATTACTAGCCCAAAACTCTCTGACCAACATGCACCATGTGTCAAAGCTAATCGTCACCGTGTCGGACTTGCCTTCATAGTCTGGGTTGAGAAATGACAGCCTGACCACAACCTTTGGCTCTGCCCTGTCATACTTATAGATTAATACAGGTTCTGTTTGCGGAGAAACGGCAGACGCAGCATTGACCACCTGATTCCACCAATCCTGATGATGATGCCCACCATTAGCCATCTTATAACGCTTGCATTCGATGACAAACCCATCCAAGCCAATGAGGTCGCCTCTGTCGCCAGACCTATACTGCTCAAGGTCGCGCTTCACCGTTGCGCCTAAACTTTCTTTTACCATTGAGGCTACGGTTCTTTCCCAACTAGCCCCTTTGTTCCGACCGTTAGTCATCCTGTACACTCACCGCCATCAGCCTGACAAAAGTAATCTGTTTCATCAAATATCCAGTCCTGTTGCTTGCCGACATAATCAACAAATGTGGCGAGGTCACGCTTGCGCTCGAACCGATTGCCTGTTCTTTTCTCTGCGTCTATCCACCATTGGGCTAGCTCTGGATGTTCTCTTGCCATCATAGCTAGTGTCGCCTCGCTTTTAAGAAAGCAGAAATCACAGTTGCCCTTAACTGTTTTGCCATTGACCATAGGCAGACTCAAATCAAAGGGCTGTTGCGACCAAAATAATTCGACATCTTGCTTTGTTTTGCCAGCATCAGCCAACGGATATATTGAGGTCGCGCCTCCCTTAATCTTTTCAGTTAGCCGCTTTGGTTCATCTGCGCGGATGCCAACAGCGTTATGCCAATGCTTCCAGCCTAGTGACTTGAGATACTTTTGACCTGTTTCAATTTTTAATATACCAGTGCAGAATCTAATCCGTGCGCTGGGCAGTCTGCCATATTTGTCTATCAGCTTGTCAAAAGGTTCACCGTTCCGACTTGCGCTGTTATGATTAACAACGGTAAAGCTATTCTTGCCATCTTCTGTAATAGCATATTCCAACCAAGTAATAGGAACATCCCATCGGTCAGATACTTCCTGCACAAAATCAAGGGTTTGCGGCATCTCTTTGCCTGTGTTCTGAAACAAAACGCGAGCATTATCAGGCAACCCATCATTGGCTTCAAGTATTTTGTAAAGCATATATGCCGATGTTCTGCCGCCAGAAAAACTAATCTGCACATCTTCACTAGGTAACTTGAATGGATTAGTCATCCCTCACCCATAGGCATCGACCCATCTCAGCGTACCAACCACCCAACAGAACCCGATGCCAACCATCAGGCACTGGGTCGTCAATCATCGCCAGCTTCATCGTAATCGACCTCTTCTTCATCATCGCGCTCCAATTCGCCAGAGCCGTCACATGCTCGACAGATTTCAATCTCAGTCCTGATATAACCACCATTTACATAATCCTTTACAGCGTAATCAACCTCGACCTCGCCATCACCAAAACACTCAGGACACTCTTTCATTGCCTTCTCCTATAGCTTGCCTAAACCAATCCTCAGCCCTCACATGCCCATCAGTTACAAGCATGATGGTATGTATAGTTTCTGGCTGCGGATACCTTTGACCCTTTAATAGCCGAGAGATTGCCGCCTGTGACAATTCACAACGTGCAGCAAATTCTTTCTGACTAAGCCCTGTCATTTTCAAAAAATCAGATAAAAACATAATTATTTTATAACACACTATTGACAGCTTGGCAAACAGATGCTAGTTGTAGGGCATTGAAACGCATAGCGAGGAGGAGTTATGGAATACGAAGTACCAGAATATTCAAAAGAATATGGCAGAGTTCATGTATCTGCCAGTGGTGGCACTCAGCCCATCGATGAACACATCCTAAAGATGTATCTCAGAAAAGAATACCAGATGAACTTTCCGTTTGCTGCTAGACCTAAAGCTGGTCAAGTGGTGCAAATGGCAGCTGACCTACACCTGGGCTTGCATGATTACAGCCCGATACTTGGTCAGCAAAACGGATTACCTGTCACCGAGGCTATTACCAAGGGCAGAACAGAGTTCATGCAGTACCAGCCGAAAGACTGGGATGATGGCAGGGACGCTGAAGAAAAGGCAGAGTTCATCGAACATGTCGAAGCCATGTCACTCAATGCCATTGACGGAATCAAAGAGTTCTTCGGTGACAATCCCATCGAAGGCGAATACCAACGCTTTTACTGGGATGAACGCATTGATGTACCAGTGACGCTATTCTTGGATTACGCTGATGATGAGAAACAGATTGACCTCAAGTGTTCGCTTCCTGTCCGTAATCCAATCAGAAAGGATGGCACACGGACATGGCGAGTACCAAAACCCAAGACAGAACCCACCGAACAACAGGTCATGCAACAAGCAGTCTATTGGAAGGCTACTGGCTTGCGTCCTGCTCTGCTTTTCGTGACCTCTGACGGCTACAACATAGCCACGGAGGATAATTGCCCTGCTCTGAAGCCAGAGGCTCTGGAGGAGGCTTACAGGACGATTGTGGGGCGGTGGTTAGCCGTGCAGAACCTGATGAAAGCATCAATGGGTAACTGGAAGACCCTGTTTGGTATGGTTGCCCCCGATTATGGGCAGATTGGTGCAAGGCACGGCATGGAAATACTGGATATAGCCAAACAAGCATGGAGGGTGTGATGACTGAGACTGAACAAGAACACGCTCAGATGATTGACTTAACACAAGAGCGTATAAAGAAATTGGAGAAGCGTATAGATGAACTATCTGAAACACTGTTCTTTGCTATGCGTATGATGAGTAACTATATGGATAAGTTGGAGGACACAGAATATGACAGCTAATATTATGGATGCAATGGGGCTTGTTAATGAGTTCCATAACAAACACGGAATAACCCAACGTGGCGGCAAGAAATACACACAAGTCGTTCATCGCATGGAAGCCTTCCGTACAATCTTCGGTCTTGATTATGGAGTTGATACGCAAGTCCTAGTTGACGATGGACATCGTGTCGTAGTTAAAGCTATAATCACTAATCAAAACGGAATCGTTATTGGTTCTGGTATGGCTGAAGAAATCAGAGGCGAGGGTCATGTCAACAAAACATCTGCTCTTGAGAACTGTGAGACATCAGCCGTAGGTCGTGCCTTAGCGTCCATTGGTTTGTCTGGCGGTGAATATGCTAGTGCAAATGAGATGGAGGCTGTTGGGCGTAAAGCACAGAACCTGAACAGTCAGGCGGTTGGCAGCACTGATGCCCCTCCTCCCAAGTCAGATGCGCCGCCGCCTGTTCAAGACCCTCAGCCAGAGCGATACAATGGTGCTGACAAAGACCTGATGTACACTATCTCTAATGAACTAATTAACAAAAGAACGAAGCAAACTGTTGAGCAATTCTTTCTTGAAAAGAAATCGCAGATTAGGGATTTGCGTGACAGAGATGCGGAAGCCGCACAAATGATTCTTGGAAAGTTCCAAGATAAACTAGCCGAATTTTCATAGAGGAGACAAACATGGCTACTAACTATCAAAAAGTAATGAATATTAAAGTATTCTTGAATGACAAGGGTGCTGCGAAGTGGGGCAACAGTAAGTTCACTCCTTACAAAGACGGCTCACCAGCCGATGTAATTCTTAGGGGTGACAAGAAATATCGTGTGTCTGTCTTTGAAGAAAGCGATGGCTCACTAGGTATATCTATTACTGACCCCATCCAGCAACACGGAACGGATGACCTTGGTGCTGACTTAAAGCAGGGCGGTATGAAGAAACTGTCAGACTCAATCAGTGCTAACCGTGGGTTAAGCTTAGATGATGATGTGCCATTCTAAAATGGAAGCCGCACACCAAATACTTATTGCTGTCTATGAGGATGGGCTTCTCATCACCATAGATGGCAAGAGTTACTTTCATCACCAAACTGCACAACAACAGCTATGGATGGCACAAGAATTAATTGCCAAGTCCCAGGAGTTTAAACGCAGAAATGGTAATGAAGAAGAAAAGTAAGAAGGCATCCCCAACGAGGCAAACTGCCTGTCACCATTGTGGACATAAACATTTTGTGATGCACGGTGGCTGGGTTGTGAACGGAAACAAGCAAGTGCTTTGCTATAACGAATGGAGGAATTGTTTTGATAAAGTGCGCGACATGCGGTCAGAGAGTAAAGAATCTGGATGTTCTGGATTCGTATTATCTCTCGATGACTAATAGATTTACTAAGTTGGAAACGATTATGCACCTGATGAATCAGATGTATGGCATAACTTACAAACAGCTTAGAACCAAACGCAAAACTTATGGGCTAGTGAAACAGAGACAAATCTTTTGTAAGCTAGCAGGGGAGTTTACGGAAGCAAGCTATCCGATGATAGGACGGTTCATAGACCGTGACCATACAACAGTGATGTATAGTATTGACGCAGACCTAGATAGCGAGTACCGTAAAATATACGAAGATTTACGCCAACGAATTATGGAATCGGAAGTGGATATAGCTATCCTGACAGCCAGCTAGTTTCTCCCCAGCCTGTATGGTAACGAAGCATACAGGTCACTAGCCCCAGCAGAACACGACGCTGCTGGGGTCTTTCTTTTATTTCTTTTTCTTCATTGGCTTTTTCATGGCTGGCTTCTTCATGCCATTCTTTGCCATCTTTGCTGACTTTGAACCATATGTAGATTTACCCATCTTCATAGCTATTTACCTTTCTTTGACTTGTTGCGTTTAGATATTGCCGCTGCCTTCTTCTTGGCATCAGCCTTTGACGATGCACCCCAAGCACGGAGTGACAATAACAAGCGTGTAGGCTTGCCATCCTTATATTCTGGTCCTCTCATGTTGCCCATTCGAGCCAGAAAACTTGCGCGTCTAGGGTTGTCACCCTTCTTAACTGGACGCTTTAAATTCATACCTTGCTTTCTTGCAGACGCACGACCCTTTTCATTCAAGCCACCCTTAGGGTTCTTGCCTTCTTTTCTTTGCCATGCTGGTGTCTTAGGCATCTGCTACATCCTTCATTCTCTTTATTAAACGCTCAGCCCTGTTAGTTACCTGATGATACCACTTCGAGCGTTTCATTTGAATCGCCGCTTCTGACCAGTTCCCAGCCTCAACCGCCGCAATCATCTTCTTGAACTTAGACAACCTGGGCATACCCATATTAAACATCATATTAGCTAAGATTAGTTGTACTTCTTCGGGAAAGCTAGCAAAGTCATCAAATACTAAAAGGCAGTCAGCAAGAGTTATGTCAATGTCGTCTTCAAAGGCTTCAATTACTCGTTCTTCAGGGACATGTGTGCCTACTGGCTCACCGTATTCTGGGTCAGCCCCACCAATCAAATGACCTATGCCAAAAGTTTCATAGCCAAGATGGTCAAGATATATCTCAAACTTGCAGCCCTCATCTTCGGCTAGTTGCTCTCTTAACTTATCTATGTTCATTTCTTTTTCTTCTTCTTTTTAAGTGTTTTAAAATCAGCCGCAGTAATCTTTTTGCGTGGTGCTGCAACAGCGGCGAGCTTCTTTTGCTTTGGTGAATATTTAGAGAATGGCATTATTTACTCCTCTGCTTCCTAGCTTTAGCTTGCGATGTTTTAGATAAATCCTTGAAGTGAAACAGCTTCTTAGAGGACTTTGTGTGAGTCTTGCCAGAGTGAACAGAGCCATCTGGCATCTTGTGCATACCGCCTTTGTGAGTTGTTCCATCACGAAAATAATGTTTAACACCTTTACCCATAACTATCTCCTGTACTTAGCTGTCTTCTTTGCAATACGCTTCGGCTGCTTAGACACTTGCTTCCCTGCCTTGGTAGCTTTGCGCTTGGCTCTGGTTGTGGCAGCGTACTCAGCAGAAGATAGAGCTTTGATAGCTTTCTCTGGCAAGTAACGCTCACCTGTTTTTAGGCTTGGCTTACCTGACTTGGTGCGCCATTTTTGTTTAGTCCAGCTTTTTAGACTTTTTTGTGGCTTCTTCAGAGGCATTATCTATAACCTCCACCCTTAGCTTTGTATTGTTTGGCAAGCATCTGAGCCTTGCGAGCAGACCATTGACCAGCCCGACCACCTTTTGTACCAGCTTTAATCTTGTTAAATAGCTGTTTACGCATGGTAGGCTTGGTATAGTTGCCAGCCTCATTAACTCTGGATTTAGTTTTCTTTTTCATAGCAACCTACTTTTTACCCTTGAAGCTATCAACAACACCGCCACCAAAATAGAATCCGAGGATGATTAACATGGCATAGTTGATGCTGAACTGCTCCATCACCTTAGTCACAGCATCTGGGTCGCCATATCCAGATATAGTCATGCCTAATACAATCAGGTAACTACCAAGAAACGTGCCACCAAACATCAAAGCAAGGTATCTCTGGGCAATCTTGAATGGGGCATAAGCACCCATCAAATCTATTTTCGCCTTGCTTTTTGCAGCGATTTCTTCTTCAGTGCTAGTATGCATGTCATCAATAAGGTCTAAACCTTTTTTAATGACATCGCCTCCACCTAATATAGAATTTAACACGCCCATCATAACTAACCTCTTATGTAATATGCAACTATACCAGCAATTCCAACCATCATAAAGACAGCAATTGCACCGACCAATATCTCTACTATTAATTGCTTACGTCTTCTTGCTTTCTTCTCAGCCTCACGGCGTTCTGTTCGACACTTAGCCTGGAATGCTTGCCAATCTGACCAAAGCCTTGGTCTACCAGTATATATCATCAGTTGTTTGAGTTGGTATTCTGCTTCTTTAACTTGCTCTAATGCAAGAAACGCTTGAAGGTCTGAGCCACCTACCGATGACTTGTTCTTACCAGCGACCTTCTTCTCTAGCCCCTCTTTAGCTCCAACGAACTTAGCAATAGCACCACCAGCTCTAGCTAAATCACCAGAGTTCTGAACTGCTTGCTTGATAACAGCAAATGCAGCATTGGCGGCGGCGAGTTCGGCTAACATTTAGTACACTCTCGTTTTGCTAGGGTCTACAGCTTTGGGTACACAGTAGGTTGTAATTCTATCTCTAGGGTCAACTAAATCCACATACTTGTAATTTCCGTGCTGTCTGGCAAGCGCGCTCGCGTACCATTGGCAATCAGAAACAGAATAAAAAACAAGATTGGTAGCCACTTCTCTTCGAGCATCACCAACTCCTGTAAACATGATTAACGAAAAAGCTACAATCCATTCTGTCACTACACACTCGTATGTTGCTCAAAGCATTTAAATGTCCAATGTTTGATTTCCTCAATCGGATATGTGTTAATGAACCAACCTCTAGCCTGTTCATACGATGGGCATGAAAACGCATCTAAAGGCTTAACAATAAACTGTAAGTCATTAGTTAACGCTACAAAGATGACTAAAACTTCGCTCACTTTTTCTCCATCATCCTATGAAGCAAATCTTCTAGTCTAGCAAACCTGTCTTCAATTCTATCCATCATAGCGGTCATCTCATCCTTATGAATAAAGGTTTCTCTCGTGGAATTGATGCGTTCTTCTAGCCGACCAATCCTAGCGGTCAGGTGGTTTATATACCAACCACCACCAGCAATTATAACAAGTATTAGAACGTCAAGAAGATTGCTCATTTCCATTGTCTTATCCTTATGCGTAAGGGCTTGTACCAAGTAGGCTTGCATCCCAAGCCGCCTTCAACTCAGTCATATTGCTTGCCGCATTAATCGCAGAAGCGGCTGGCGCATCACGCAACGCATCCTTTGCAGTAGCAATCGCAGTTGTGCTAGTTCCAGCTTCGAGAGCCTTCATTAGTTCTACGTCCTTTGCTTCGAGCAAAGGTTTGCGTACCTCACGCACCTTGTCCTTGAATATTTCTTTTGCCTTCGTCAGGTCTTCGCTAATTACGTCACCTGACAGTGACCACGCTCCGCGAAAGTCGCGATTTGCTGGAACGGTTGCAGTTGACGCATCAATCTGATTACCGTCCTTGTCCACGATGTAAGTTGTTACAGCCATTAGTATCTCCTATGCGGCTAGTTCATCAGATATACGCCACGCATTGCGCCACGTTCTTGTAGATGGCAGTTGCTCTTTCTTGCAGATGACCATCTTCGGGCGGTTGCCCTCATCCCAGTTTTGCCAAACGTGCTGGGGGATGTCCTTCATAATCAAATACTCAATGGCTTCTTCTTCTGTCATCGCTGGCATTGGCTCAGTCTCATGCAAAAGGTAGCCGCGAGTATGATTCTTGAAATCAGGTTGTGCTTCGTCTTTAGCTAGTTCGTGATACACCCACACTGGTGGTAGGATGCCGCCTTGTAAAGCGCAAGCCATCCAGTTCGGGTCAGGCACAAGTATCTTGGCGCACTCGTCCACGCTGTCCTCATAGACAACACGGTAGTCTGACTGCACACCGTCTAGGTTTTCTTTTGCCCAGCATAGTCGGTCAAACAGGTGAGTGCCTTTGAAATCAGGTGTCGTTGTCATTAGGCGAGGTCTCCAGTTACTGATAAATTTACTCTAGCCATATCTGCTAATGTAGTAGAGTTGCTAAGATGACAATTTACTTTTGCAGAACTCGATGTTGCTGGGCCTTGCATAGTGCCTATCCTTGCATAATTGCTGCTATTATCTCCATCGGCTGAAAAAAACTTTACAGCATTTGCGTCACTCATATTGCTAGAATAATTTGCAGTGTATTCACCAGTTCCTCTGTCAGTCAGACTTGCCGTATTTAAGCTGGACAAAATTGCAATAGTTCCAGTCCCATTAAAGTTCACCCAAGCCTTCGCACTACCCTCGACAACATAGTTCGTGGCGATTGACCCTGCGGTTGAGTGGGTCAGTGTATCCGCTATAATTGTTCCAGCCATTATGCGAGGTCTCCGTGAACTGTGCGACTGTGCGGCTGGTTAGCCCTACTGCCACCATCGTTAATAATTGCAACGTCTACGTCACTAGTTAATCTGTCTGCGTTACCGTCCAGTGAGTTAATTCTAGTTTCATCACAAACACCAGACGCTGACCAATTTGCATTACTCATATTGTTCGTAAATGCGTAGGTATAGTCACCAGTACCATTGTCCGTTCCTGATGCGATGTTTATGCTGTCGGAAACTACTGCCGCATTTGAGCCAGAGAGCCACGCCTTCGCCAGCCCCTGTTGCAAGGACTGAGTAGCCGCACCGCCCTCGCTCGTCACTGTAATAGAGCCAGCAGAGGTCTTGCCTGTGAGATTGTCTACAAGAATGGTACTCATGCTAAGTCTCCGTGAACAGTTAAACAGCCGTTTTCTGTATCCTCTGCCCCACCACCATCAGTAATAGAAACACTGTCTATATTGCCTGTGTTGAATGTTGTTGAACATGCAATCAAACCCTGTGCATTTGATGCGCGAGAAGCACTTACAACAGAACAATATGTGCTGTCAGATTGACTTGTCGTATATGAAAATGTGTAATCACCCGTGCCTGTGTCAGACAAACTGGCAAAGTTAAAACTGTCTCGTATTGATGCGGTTGCTTCACCATCCCAATGCACCCAAGCCTTCGCCGCACTCTGCTTAGTCAGCGTGACTGCACCGCCAGATGTGTTCTGGATGGTATCTGCTTTTAATGTACTCATGCTATCACCAAGTTCCCATTGAGTGTTAACGTAACGCCACTTGCAACAGTTAGACTAAAGAAACAGCCAGCATTTTCACCAGCCGCAATCGTTGTGTTTGTGTCTAGCTGTGCTTCATGCACTCTAAAGATGTCTTTCTTACCGTTAGTTGTGTCACCAGTGTTCCCATTGTCGCCTTGGAAGAAACCAGCACCCCCAGCAGGAGCGGCTTCTAGCCCAATAGTTCCAGCACTGTTGTCATATGTCATTAAGAAGTTGTCTTGCCCAGCACCTACTGTCTGGTCAGCGTTGAACGTAAAGTTGCCCAGCGCAACATTGCCAGTGCCGTTAGGTGTAACAGTTATGTTGCCATTAGCACCATCAAGAATAGTTATGTTACCTGAGTTTGTGCCGCTGTTAGTGTTAAGTATAAGGTCGCCAGTACCTTGCGTTGTTACAGTAGCATTAGCATTATTGTCACCGACTTGAACTGTGTCAGCTTGTAATAGTACATCGCCTGTGCCATTCGGTGTCAGGGTTATGCTACGATTGCTAGTAGACACAATGCTATGTGTAACAACATCTAAGTTGCCGCCAAGTTGGGGCGTGGTATCTGCCGCTAAACTTGCAATGCCAGAGTTTATAGCAACCCAAGCACTGCCAGTGTAATATTTCAATTCATCACTGCTTGTGTTGAAGTACAAGTCACCAGCACTTAGGGCATCACCATCATTATCCACAGTCGGGTCGCTAGACTTTGCGCCAAGGTAAGTGTCATCAAAGTTGTCCAGCGCAGCAGCGGCAGCGGTTGCCGATGATGCGGCAGCAGTAGCTGAACTTGCAGCCGCTGTAGCCGAACTTGCCGCCTCGCTAGCCTTCGTTGTTGCCGTGTCTTTGTGACCAGAAGCTGTTGATGCGCTTGAGGCACTAGCTGTAGCAGATGATGCAGAGGCAGTGGCACTTGTAGCGGCAGCAGTAGCTGATGTGGCTGCGCTTACAGCATCAACAATCAACTCAAAGTGGTCTGTGTCAGTTAGCAAGTCACCGACTACTGAGTCAGCAACACAAATATAAATGTTATTTAACTGAGCCGTAGTAGTTGACTTAATAAGGTCGCGCTGTTGATAAGCTGCCGTTGTAATTGTAGCGTCACTGCCTTTGAATGTGCCAATCTCTTGCGTAACCGCTAACTCACCTGACGAATCAAATGCTAGAATTTTATTAGCTCTAGTAGATGCACCAACAGTGAACTCTGTTGATGTCATTGTATTGGTGCGAGACAGCTTAATAGAACGGTCTAAAACATCTTGTTGGTCTTGCACTATTAGAGTTAACTTGTCTAGTGCATCTTCATGGCTAGCTGCTGGGAATGGGTCGTTAGGAGTGTAATCAGTCGATTGTGTCTGCGCTGTTTCACGCAGTAGCACCACGGTAACGCCACTAGCAGGGGCAGAGCCAAAAGTTATGTTTCCGCCACTAGCACTGCCAACGCCAGAAACGCTGTAATGCGTAGTCTTTGTCTGAACAACCTCACCACCTGTCGCGTCTGTTCTCAGAATAACGGTGATGTCATCGTCATCAAAGATTTTGAACGTATACGCAAAGACAGTGGTAGAACCATTGCCTGAGTAACTGTTACGTTTTGTTGTGCTACTAACTGTCATATCTTGCTCCTAATCCTTTATAACCCAAAACGCCTAAATTCCAAAGTCTATTGCTCTTCAGGAGGATTGTAAGACTTTGTTACATCAAGACCCTCTTTGGCTAATTTAATCATCGTAATGTACAACTCATCTATAGCCTGTCGCTTTTCATTTGCTGGAATGTCAGCCATGTGTATCTGCCTGATGACCTTGTTGATGTTGCTCATTGCCCCCTGAATTTGTATTAACGGCAGCAGCTTTACATCCTCTGGAGTTAAAACATTGCCAATTTCATCTGTTCGCCCTTCTTTAATTAGCTTGTCAAGCGTATCAACCTTGGCTCTTATACCCTCAAACTCTTCATAAAAGTCAGTGATAAACTGAGAACCAGCACTAGGCTTTCTTGCGAGGAATGAACGAATAACTGGCAAATCCTCTAACTTAGCTTCAGGCGGAATAGGCTCATCTGACATACCTGAAACTTGTAAAAGTTTATCAGAGGTTTGTAACGCATATCTGCCTAACGTCCCAGTCCAAGACTCGTATACATGCTGTAACTTAGCTGGACTTTGAGGTCCATAACCCATTGTTAATGTATCAATAAGGCCACCAAGCTCCTTCATCGTAGGACTTGTATATAAGTCATATTGAAACTCAGGGAGCATCTTTTCAGTTCCATAAGGCACGATAGGACGACCTGAAAACAAATCCTTGTTTGCATAAAACTCAACGGCAGGCTTGGCAAAGTCTGGGATGGGGACAAGTCCATAGGTCAAGTCAGAACCAAACTCCTTGAGAAAGTTTGCGGGGGTTTCAGCATCTTCTTGATACATAAAGTCCAAAACTTTTTCAGTGCCTGTGCCAAACAAAAGGCCAAGTTCAAATGGTTTTGGTATAAGAAAAACCTTGTAATCATCAGGCTCGTCTATCGTTCCGTCACCAGTTATAACAACCCAAAACAAATCTTTTTGATACTCAGGCAGGGCTTGATATCTAGGGTCATCATGGTTTTTCATCCAAAGCAAAATACTTGGTGTCGTTATATAAGCACCAACCTTAGCCAAGGTTTGCACTGGCCTGTCTTTCATAGCATCAGCTATCTTAGCGTAACCTTGAAGCCTAGCGTTGAAGAATGCGCTAATAGAGTTTAATCCTTGGATATAAGCACCAGATTTTGCAAAGTCTACAGTTATATCCCTTGACTCAAACCCCGCCCTTTCAAGGATGTCTCTGTCTGTTAGCTTGCCTTCCTTTTTTAGCTTGTAGTAAGTTTTCTTAAATTCACCAATACGTCCACTACTTTCAAATATTTCACTAGCAGCCCTCAACATTTCCAGTGGATTTGTTAAGACGTTTCGTAAAGTGCCTTTGGTTAGGTAGGCATTAACATCTTTGTTAAAGTATGTTCTATCCATGCTCACAAACATTGATTGCATCGCGCCTGATGATACCCACTTCTTGTAAAGTGAGTCTTTTTTCAAAAGATGAAAAGCACCCACAAAATTATCAAGTAACGGTATAAAGCCTTTCTTGCTAAATACTGAAGCCCCTAAAGTATCACGCATCAAGTTCTTTAACATAAAGCCAGGGTCTAGTGTAGCACCAGCGCGAAGAAGTCTTGTTGGTACACCAAGCATTTTAATAAGCACACCTTGCTGATATCCGTTAAGATTTTTTAACGCCCCACCAATATCAGTACCAACCTCCCAAACTTCTCTTTTGCCGTTGCGAAAGATAACAATCTCTGTTTCGCTCAACAGTTGTCCGTTTCGCCTAAAGACTGTTAACCCATCAGCAAACTCAGGCTTTAGAACTCCATCAAAAACACTATTTAATTCTTTTTCAGTAATTCTCGTGCCTTGAACTCTTCCTGAAACCTTTTGAATAAAAGGGAAAAGTTCTGGTTTCTTCTCAACCATTTCAATAAACCTAACGTATGCAATGTTTCTTTCTGCAATCATCATGTTGTTCATAGTGTTGAGAAAAACACTTTCTATTGGATTAACAATTTCTTTCTTGCTGCCCTTAAACGCCTTAAATGGGTTTGTTACACTTGCGCTAAAGTTGTTAGGGCTTTGCGTTGCGCCTTCTTCCATAACCCTGTAGAAAGGAACGTAGTCTTTGTTCATCTCAACCATAGCCCTAGCCATTTCTGGGGTTAGTATTCCAGAGTCAACCATATACTGCATAGTTCTGTTTTGAAACTCAACAAGCTCCTTAAAGGTAGCTTCATATTTAGAACCAAGTTGCTCTACAGTTGCTTTTGCAGCGGATACGGAAACGCCTGTCTCCTTTCCCTGCCCCTCTTTTTCAAGGGCTCTTCGGGCTGTTGCATAAGCTGTAAAATCTTTAAAGTCTTGTTTTGTTTTAATGACCTCAAGCACCTGTAATAAAGACTTGCCATTTATACTTAGGCTCTTAGCATCCAAACTTCCGTGCAGAAGAAAGTGCATAGCTCTTCCAACCATGCCGGGTTGATTCCGAAGACCCTCGTAAGGCGTAAGAGTGTCTATCTTACCTTCAGATTTCTCAAACTTTTTCTGCGCCCGAAATATAGGATGCAATTTGTCAAAAAAATTGGTAACAAACTGACCCTGTAAAGTCTCAATCCCCGGCCTTGGCTTTGGTATATCAAACGAAACACTTTCTAAAACCTGATTAACCGCATCTGATGACTTAACATCTTTTGGCTCTTTAGCTGGCCTCGCATACTCCAATGCGATGTCTTCCTTCAGCCCAGACTCTCTTGCCTCTCTGTATAATTTTGCGTCAACATCCTTTAGCTGCACATTCTTCATATCTTTGCGCGTAACTTTAAATGTTGCGTCTGGGAACAATTCGGTGCGAGTAACCTTAACGTCCGTAGCTGCATTAAATGGTTGCACTCTTTTTGATGGCGGCACTTCATCACGAAACTTATTAATGTTTTCGCTAGCCAAGTCCTCCAGCTTTCTTGGATTATTCAAAACATCTTCTGTAACCTTGGCAACCGAAGCATCGGTTTTCTTAACTTCCTCAACCATCATTCTGTTGCCCTTTTCAAAAGCACTGAAAGGCAGGAATGACCCAAGGACTAGCCCCATGTTTATAAGCTCGTTTTTAGTTGGCATTTTTTGTTCTATAGCTGCACCAACCCCAACAAAAGCTGCGTATTGAGTAGCAAACTTTCCAGCAACCGACTTTACACCTAGCCAAGCTGGGGCTTGTGTTCCAACAGCTAATGTGACCCCACTTTTAAATCCAGTTGTAATCCCTTCATTAATAAAGGCGTTCCACCATCCTTGCCAATCGTCAGTTTCCTTGTTGTATAAAGCATCTATATACATTCCTTTTATTGACTCGTTAACAAATCCTGCTGCGAAAGCCGATACTGTTGGGCTTTTAAATAGGTAGCCAGTGCCAGCAGCGGCTGCGGCGTATATGGGTAAATCTGCTCCAATCGTACCCATGCTATCAGCCCAACGCTCAATGTGACCTGTGTCATCAGGCTCTTGGCCTAAAGCCTCAATAGCATCTATGCCCAGGTCTTTTCCACTGTGAACCTGTAAAGCTAAATTTACATTACTCTTGCCTAAACCCCTTAAAAAATACTCTCCCATCTCAGGCTTTTTGCCTACAGACCATCTCTTTACATCTCTAGCAAGACCAAGCCAATACAAGGATGTGTCGCTCCATCCAGCATCAGCTGGTATATCTTCAGGCCCAATTTCAAAATTTTCTAACTTCTGCTGAATTGAATCAAATATTACCTTGCTATCTTGTTCAGCGGTAGGGCTGTTTGGGTCAAACAACTTAGGAAACTCATCCACCCCATGCTCATAGATGTATTCTTCTACATATTCAGGAGTAAGCACTGGTGGCTTGTTTTTTAGACCAAGCTCTTTAGCGATTTCATCTTCACTGAAACCACTGTCAATCATAAGTTGTTGTTGCTGCTGGACATAAGCATCTATTTCGCTTTCCTCAAAGCCAGCGTCAGACATCAATCCAGCGTTTTGATTTACATTCATTGATTTAGCTCTTTATATCTTTCGGCCTTGTCACTTGTTGACCATAATAAATATTCGTCACTATTTAGGTAATCATCAAGACTTTGGCCAGGCTTCTTTTTTGGTGGCAGTACCTCTTGAAGAGTATATTCTGGCCTAGGTTTAAACGCATCCTGTAATGATTGCATTTGGGCATCCATTGACAACGAAAAGTCTTCGTCTGACCTAATAAGATAATTTTCATTTCTAGGGTTTAACAAATCTTCGGCTGGTATACCCTTGTTAAGCCCTGCTATAAATCTAGCCCTCCACTGGGCTTGAACATCAACCCAATGACGTTCTATGCCAGGAGTGGAAAACTTAAGTATATTACCACCCTTAGCTATTTTTTCATTATCCGTGAGCCATGCGTTAAATAAAGAAAAATCTCTCGACAATTGCTTGTCTGCTTCGGAAAGAAATTGCGTTGTTCTAAGGCGAATGTCCTGCTCAAAAGCATCAAAATCACTTTCTGATATTGAGTCCCCCATTCGTTCAACCAAAGATTTACCCTGTCCACCATTTGCAGCTTTTGTTTCTTCGTCATCACCATAAACAGTGTAAGGTTGCGTTATGCTGTTTATCGCACCAGTAGCAACTAAACTTTTTGTTCCTTTATGCACTAAGGAATTACTTGTTGTTGCTATGTCGCCACTTGACCTCCTTAAAACTAAGTCAACAAGCTGCGACTTTAGCAAATCACCACCAGCACCCTCAAAAGGTAGCCCCCTAACACTTTCTATGGTTAACTCGCCAGACATAATCCGGTCCTTATTATCCAAGTATATTTTTTCGTTAGTTTCTTTTTCTACTCTATCCGCCCGCTGTATATTAAAGTTATAGTTCTGTATGGCTTGCGTTCTTGCCTTTGCCCATCCATCACGAATGGATAGTTTTTGACCATCGGAAAGTTTGTCCCACTTTTCAGCCAAGTCTTTGTTAGCCCCGAAGTCTCCACTAGACGCTGCTTCTATCTGAGCATCTATGCTTTCCACGGTGTCAAATGCCGTTTTCCCAACATTTGATACATCGATGTAAGACACAAACTCATTTACTTCAGCAACCTCAATTTCGTTTATCTTTTGCTCACCAAGCCGCCTTAAAACATCTTGGCTAGCTGGGTCTATAGATAAACCAGAAACTTGCTCAATAAGAGTTTCAACCTGCTCAACGGATGACGCGCTTTCGATTAAGTCAGCATGCCCAGTTCTAAACCCATCGTTGCGTATGGCCTCTATCTGAGAGTCAATCTGAAAAATGTTTAATGTTGGCTCTATCCCAACCTTAGACTGTTTCGCAATATTTGTTCTAAGCAAAAGAGTTTGCACATCAAACATATCGCTATTAGGGTCTATCCCCTTGAGCTTGCTTAACGATAGAGATATCTCTGAGTCTAGGGCTTTTGTTGCTAACTTGTTTCCTCTAGTGTTTGCGTTTTGCTGCGATGTTATTAATTGCTCTGAGAACACAGAAGCTAATTTATTTTTTATAAGACCAGACCTCCTGCTTCCATATCCCTTGTCATTAAGTTTGCTAATAAACTCATCACGAAACACATTAAATTTATCGCCAGCCTCTTCAACGGTTGTAGATTGGTCTTGAATAACAAATTGGCTAGATTCCTCAAACGCTCTTGCGGTTTCTTCAGTTATAATTCGCTCATCTTCTCGGTTTCTTTCAGCCACACCTAGCTTAAAAGCAATGTCACCAGCACTTGATGCAAACTGAGCCAAAGCTTGCCCAGGCGCAGCAAAAGCTCCAACATCGGCTCTTGGCGATAAACTGCCAGCTACTAACTCGACCGCTGAACCTTGCCCTTGATTATACATTGGTATTGTTGGCATAATTGATAACCTCTATATTATAAGTGTAGCGGCTTGACCGCCACCTTCAAGTAATGACTGATATGAAGCAGTACGAAGGGCTGCTGACCTTGCAGCACCTGAAGCTCTAGTCAAAGCTGCCTCTGCCAACTTGCCTGTCTGCTCAATCTCTGAAGCGTATTGAATGCGAAGCGCATCCATCTCAGTGTTAAAAAAAGTATCAGCCAAGGCTTGTAATGGATTCCCAGACATCTCTATGCCTGAAGCAGCAGTTGTTACTCTTTGAGTTCCTGCCAACCTTTTAGATGTTTTTCGTAGCCTTTCTTGCTCATCAACTTTAGCCCTTTCAAGAAGGATGGCCTCGTTTTCAGCAACTTTAGCATTGTACTCAGCCGTTTGCCGAGCAGCCTTTGCCGCCGCTTGGTTACCCTTGAATCCTAAGAATCCGCTAGCCGCTGATGCACCAGCCGCGATAGTTACTGCGTCTAATGCCATTACATCACCCTCGCCATTCTAAAATAGTTCGTACCATCAGGACCAAACTTCTTCATAACACCCTCAATCTCAAATCCTAGCCACTCTGCAAATTTGACAGACTGTTCGTCATTCGTATGCACACTTGCCTGAACACGCCATATGGCATTATCATTCATTATAGTATCAAATAGCCTCTGTGTATATCTTGCAACCGTCACAGGCTTTTCATACGCATTTTTTGACATTACCAACCAACCTTCGCCAACTCCTGTCCACATCATGTGAACGCCACCACAAACAATAATATCCTTGTCATCAATCAATGTGTAACCATGAACATCAGACTTGTTCTCAAACGCATGTCTAGCAGATTCTGAAAACTCAAACATTGTTTCAATATCCATTATATGCTTTGTATCAAACTTAACCAAATCAAGCATCAAATGTATTAGACCTCCGCATGATTGCAGTAATTGTCATTGGTAATGGTTGTGTTTGCCGAACAACAATCCGTGCATCATTGTCATATCCTGATGGAAAGAATATTTCTTTATCACCTGTAAAGATTGGGACAGCCGTATCCATAGCCATGCTAGAATCACGGAACGGAATACGGTCTAAATTGCTGGTGTCTGGACCAACCTCTGCACCTACAGATTCAAGGAAACGAACAGTTACGCCATGTATTCGCTTTATCTTTCCCTGAGACACACCATCATTTGCACCACCCTCAAGCCTTAGTGTCTCAATCGTTGATGTATATGAGTAACCTATATGTGCTTTACTTGCATTTCTATCTAATGTAATTGAACCACCAGACACTGTTTTGTCAGCATGTGCAGAACCATCTGCCAATATAGAAACTGTTTCACCCTCAAGATGATTAAGTCCTGTAATTGTGCTTGTTGCAGACCCATCATAAGTCAAACCAGAGTCAACAAAAACGCATCAGTTATCTGACCCGTCAAACTGCAAGGGCTTTAACAATTCAATGTGCCTTACAGTTGAGCTATTAATAGTACGCTTTACAGAAATATATACTTGGTCCTCAGAGCCTGAGGGAATAGCTGTTATGCTTTCTACGATGCCAGAGCCACCTATCGAATGTGTGTGCCATCCTATTGCCGCGTTTGCTCGGTCATATGTTAGACCAATAAGTCTGCCGTCAGCATGGACAAACCAAAGAATTAACTCAGGCTCTTGTTGCCATACCATATCGGTTAAACCACCACGCGGAATGTGGTCTGCAAGAATAGTTAAATCAATACCAAGCAATCCGTCAGTATCCAAGTCAAAGGTAATCTCTTTTACTTTTTCCTGTCCCTTCTGAATAAGAATGGTTGAGTTACCAGCCCGAAGCGGTCTTACATTAGATGAGCCAAATGTTGTTTCTCGTAGCACATTAACATTTGTTGGCGTTACTGGTTGCGCTCCAGAACCGCCTGATAATGTAAACTCTGAACTAGATGTAAGTATCTGCAAAAACCGCGCTGGCAATAAATGCTTAATAACATTTACCTTGTCAGAAGCAATGGTGATATTTATAGCCGCGTCATCTTCTGTGCCTGGCGTATGATTTTCAAAGTCACCTGACACAGAGCCAAAAACACTTTGGGGCTGGGCAGTTGTTCCAGCAAAGTATAACCTTTGTTCGTAAAAACCTACCGCTCTAGGAAATCCATTTTTTGTGCTAAAAGCACCCTCAGACCACTGAGTTGTGCCAGCCGTTGCAACCGCTGGCAAAACAAGAAAGTTATGTGTTTGTACAACAGCAGTTGCAGTAGTCGCATTTGTAACAGCCGTAATTTTTACAAACCCAGTTCCGCTGTGTTGATATTCCCAATCAATAATTCCATAAGTTTCAGTGCCTTCCAAATGAACAGGAGGCTGCGTTCCACTACTGTCACTTCCAGAGTCTGTCTTCTTGTAAAGATTGCCATTAAAATGAACTAAATCATTTTGAGCATAGCTTGTGCTTGCAGCCCACGCCTCATGCCCTATTTCAACCCTTTCCCTGAACTGAAACAATGCACCTACATGACCAGCAACAAATAAATCAGCAGAAGCTGTCAGTGTTACAGTGCCAGTATTTGCATTTGATGTAATTGTTGTGGTGGTAATATTTTCATCAAGGTAAGGTCCATCAACAAAATCTATATCTGCTAACGTAAAGCTAGTAGTTGTTGTTCGCGTCAGCTTGGCTGGCTCATGGTCCTTATGCGCCAAGTAAAGAACGTCTGCCGACTGAGCATAGTTGATGTCAAATATGTCAGTCACGCTGTAAGTTGTTGTAACCTCTACTATTTTACCAGCCGTTCCTGCTGAAGAATAAGTTGTAAAGGCACTGCTATTTATTCCAGAAAGTTGAAATGTATGGGTTGTGACTCCCGCAACAGTAAACTCAAGGTTATTTACTTCAGTCATTCCAACGACACCGCTAATAAAAACTCTGTCTCCGTTTGAGAATCCGTGCGAGGTGGCTGTCACAACAGCAGGGTTTGCTTTTGTTATGGCTGAAATAGTTTTAGTTGCTTCTGTAAGTATGCCGCCATCTTTAAAGAACCGAATGTAGTTTGCCCCAAACTCAAGGACGTAGGCTTGCTCATCACTAAACTCAAAGTTAATTAACCTTACCTTTCCACCATCCTTGCTTCTACCAGCAAAAGAAGTACCTGGTCTTCGGGTTGCACCACCAGACGGAAACACAATCATGTTGTCTAATGTCTGTGCTGCTTCGTTATATTTCTGTAAATCAATACGACCTTCAAGGCGCGGCGATATCTCACCAGACTTGAAGTTGGTCACAATGGTTGATACTCGCGCCATCTTAGAACCTTATATTAATAAAGTCGTCTGCAATAATTTTGTCAGGAACACCTTCAGCCGCATCCATAGAACGAGCCTCGCGCAAACGCTGCTCATAAATAGCAAACATTTGCTGTGATACACTGGTACTACCTGTTATAGCATATGCTGTTTCAGCAGCTAGCTTTGTCGCAACGGTTGACGATAAAAGAGAGTCATACTGTTCCGTGTCGGTGATACGTCCGATATAAACAATGCGGCAAGTGCCTTCATCCGTCATAACCTTGCGTCCTTCAATCTTAAACATAGCCTGTGAATCATATGCCGCAATCTCGCTATCAACATTAGATGTAAATAGTGACAACACACGCAAACAATATGGGTCAGTTGGTAATGTAAATTGATTGGCAAACCCAAATGCAGGGGCGACTGAATCCTTTGCCAACTCTTTTCTTGTCAGAGCTATATTCCAAGGATGCGCCCGAAGCACCGAGTCACGCACCGTTTCAAAGCGGCGGTTACATAATCTGGCTTCCTTTGAGTTCTCCGTTAAAGCGGTAATGGTTGCCGCACCCAGCAAATCCATTGCTTCGTTACATATATCAACTACAGATGCCATTACTTCACTAGCCTTTCTAACTCTATCAAAGCACCTACGCTAAGATTGTTATCACCACCGTAAACCACATTGCCTTTTTCTTCTGCCTCGAATGCTAAGGCTAATAGTTTTTTCACTGGTAATAATACCACAGTTTCGTCATCAAGTATAAACGCCCAGAACTTTGCTTGTGTTGTCGCTATCCCTGATGGCTTATTTCTACAAAAAAACTCCACAAACACCCTTCCAGTTCGTGAAGCCATAAAATCTCTTTTTACCTCTATGGTCTGTGATTGGAGTAAATCCCCCAGCCACTCTTCTTGTAACTGACCAACTTTTAAGTCCCATTTAAAATCGTTGTTATACTCCATGCCCTCCTACCCTCATGGAAGAAAGGGGCGGCGAACCGCCCCCTCCAATGTTAGTTTACAACGTATTCGATGATAAATGCCAAGTCTCCAGCAGTTCCACCAGTAGCGTTGAATGTCACAGCAACATAGTAAATGTCATTTGGGTCTGATGACTGACCAGCCAGTTCATAAACCTGTTGACCTGTTGTGTTAAGATTCAACACTTCATAACGAAGTTCTGCAATAGCAGCACCATCAGCAACGGACGTTGCCAATGCGTCCTCATCCACAACAACGCCTTCATTTGTATAGAAGCCTACGTTGAATGTGCAAGAGCCGCCAAGGGCATCCGAACCAATACGGATTGATGTAATTGTTGCATTTGTTGGAATTGGTGCAAGCATGACAATATCATCGTCAGTGCTGTCACCAGCAGCAAGTGCAACATTGCCTTGAGCGATGCGCTTTACACCACCCAAAACATTTGCGTTGTTAGCAACCTGAGGAAGAGCCTCAAGATTTGCCACTAAGTCTGAATTTTTAGTAGTCATTCTCTAGTCTCCTTCTCTAAGCTGCGCCATCTAGGTCATCTTCATCACACTTGATGCGAACAACCATGTTTTCTTGCATACGAGTAGCACCAACGTCCATGCAGTAGTACACCTGAGTCGCGTAACCTTTATCGGCACGCTCATCAATGCGAGCAGAAACGTCTTTACCAACGCCAAGAGCCATACCTTCTTCAGCCCAAGCAAAGCATGTACGGACGTTACTTGCGTCCACAGCCAAGCGGTTAGACATGATGAAGTTAAAGCCCATGAACTGATTAATTTCACCCTGTACCAGTGCCTTAACGGTGTTGAAATCCGCTGAAGTCACGCTTGTGTCTGCAAGCAGAGCGTGAATCTGTGACGGACCCATCACAATATAGCGTGGGATTGAAGGGTCAACATCAGCTTCGTCAAGCAGCTTCTTTGCTTCACGCAGCTTTGTCAGGTTCATGTTGGTGTCAGCACCACCTACTGATACAGCAACGTCCTGGTTTGTGTCGAAAGCTGTGCTGGTTGAGCCAGTTTCGCCAGTGTTTGAAGCCGCATCAAATGCAGTAATGATAACATCGTCCATCGCACGACCCATAGCAGCCGCAGCAGCCATAGCGTAAGATGAAGTTGGGTCAATCAACATACGAACCTTGTCCTGGTCATCAATCAGGTCAGCATATTCGTATGAAGCTAGGCTCAAACGTCTACGCGCATGTGGCGTATCCATCTGAGGGGTGTCGGCATGCCGACTTGACCGTAGCTGGGCTGTTGCCAGACCAACTTGGTCGATAAATGCGTTCTTACCAACGACATTCTCAATACGCACCGTGTCACGCAGACGGCTTCCCATCTGTTGCGCGAGCATCTGCACGTTTGCAGAATACTGTTGGACAAACGCGGTAGTTACTTGAGTAGACATATCATTCTCCTTTGTCACTCGGTTGCGTTGTCAACTTTCGATGCGCTACCCTTTCGGACGCTTCTGGGCTTTTGAGCCGCCTTTTGGCTATCGTCTTTCCGATTGTCAACAGGACGACTTGCATCGCTACCCTGCATGACCCACTCGTAGTATTTATCTGCGAGTGAGGCTGGATTTACTACATCACGCGCCGTACCAAATTCAATCGCGTAACGTAAACATTCGAGTCTGGTTTGGATGTAATCAAGCTTCTCCATGAACCATACCCATCAACTCTTGCATACGCTGAATAGCTTGTTGCCGTCCAACGATGTTTGACTTATCCCAATAAGCATGAGACTTGTCGTTTAGAATTACATCAATCTCTGCCTGAGCCTGTTTCGGTGTCATGACACTAGATTGTGCATTCTCAGAAATTGTGTCTTCGCTGGTGACAGTTTGCCTAAACTCTGCGATTTTTGCAAATGTTTTAATAAATTCAGGGTTGTCACCAAGCCTTGAACCATCTGATAGTTGCAAGTCAAAAATTTCTGGGTTTGAAAACTCTTTAGCTGCATTAACAGCTTGGTTAAGTTTTTGGTCATAAGCCCTACCCCATTCTGACTTCAATGCCTCCTCAGTGGTTTGACGATAAGCCTCTGCTTGCTCAACGCTCCCAGCATTTGTTTGCTCAACAGATGACCGATAGTAATCCATAATACTGCTAGCTTGTTCAGGCGTTAGCCGCAACTTATGTGAAAAATCAGCAAAATCTTTCACCAAGTCTTCTGTCACAATATTGCCATCAGCGGATAACTGATAACCATCAGGGGTTTCTGGACGACCAAGACGGTTATAAATGCGGTCAAGGTCTTCGTCTGATGGATTAACTGGCATCGGTATCTTATCTGCGCCAATCAATCTTTGAGCATTTACATAAGAACGTGCGAGATTCTCGACATCCTTAATCGGTGATAGGCTTGGGTGTTGTCTTATTTCCTCTGGTATCATTTGTAGAAAATCGTTACCAGACCCACCTTGCGCTACTTCCGCTGGGGTTTCCAGCGGTGCAGCCTCAGGCTGGGCTACCTGTTCAATATTTTCTTCTGACATACTTACTCCTCTAACATGTTGTGAATGTGAAGGATAACTGCTCGTTTACCCTCCTCGAATGCTGTGGCATTGGCATCGCCAGCCACATAACTTGAGCTACGCATGTTGCATCGCTTCTCAAGGTCCTCCAAAACCTTTGCGCCATTTTCTGTCCCATAGGTTTCTTTATACATATGTCTTAGTTTTTCAATCTCTTTCTCGCCTATCATTGTCCTACCATTCTTGCTGCCTGTGCTGCCTGAGCCGCAGTATAGACATCCTCCTGCGTTTGCTGGCGTTCCATCATTTCTTGCTCAGCTTGCGCTCTTTGCTGACGAGTCTCATTGACTTGTCTCTGTGTACGCAAGGTTGTCTTTGGAACGCCAAGTGAATCCGTAATGTGACGCACTAAGCCATCTGGGTCGATGTGGTCGCCAACAGGTAATGACTGTGCTAGTGGCAAGAGTATTTCCAGAGCCTTCATTGTGCTGTTAAGACTGCTAGACTTTTGCGCTCTAGCCAATGGTGATACATATTCTATATCAACATCTCTGCCCTGAAGTATCTCAGGTGGCAAAGACAGCATTTCTTTTTTCAACATCAACCCAAAAACACGGTCAATCATTGGGCGCAACATCTCATTCATTAATCTGCCAAGAACAGGACCAATCACACGCATACGCTCTTCTTGCCTTTGAATAACCTCGGTAGCAGTCATATTAGGCGCACCGCCTGATAGAATTTGGTCAACATAAAATGCAGAACGAATGGCAAGTCTGCGCTGGTCTTCCATAGCCAAACCAATGTTAATATTAGCACCAGTGTTTAATGGCGTAATTGTGTCGCGTGAACCTGCCCGATAAAAGTTTAGACCGCCTGGCTGTGTACGCACTGGCAAAATAAAGCCGTCATCAGGAACAAGTAATGGTGGGTCAATCTGCTTTTGCGCCGCCTGAATAATAGTCTTGGACATTAGGTTTAGCATCTTGACATCTGGTAACGCTGTCATAGCAGGACTTCTGCCCATAACTTCGCCAGTTGCCTTCAGGAAGCGTGGGACAATATATGGCAAATCCTCAAAGCCACTTTCTGATAACAGGGTTGAAGTTTCTGCATCAATATAAAAAGATGCGAATGGCATGTTTTTGTTGTCTTGCTTGTCAGCGTCACGGTCAATCCGTGGCAACACCACATGCAAGATATCAACGTCTTCGTCTGGCTTTTTTTCAAACTTTTTCTGAATATAGCTACTTACATTCTCAATGCCAAAGCGTTGCACTACCTGACGAACAGGAGATGTATATTTACGGAACACGGTGTCCACAATGCCGTACTGGTTCTCTTGCACATAGAATTCAGAGATATGTCTTGTGCTAAAACGTAACTGGTCGCCCTCCATCTCAACAAACATACAACCAGTGCCAAACACAACTAAGTCCACATACATCTCATGGACTTCGGTTTCAAAGTTGGACTGATTAAAGGCACGCATCATACGCATACTAGTATTTTCTAGCCACGCCTGAACCTCATCTTGCCTACCAATGTCTGCATCTTTCATGTCTAAATGAAACCAAGGAGTTGCACCACTTGTTAGCATTCCATGCAAGGATGCAGATAACAAATCAACAGCCTGAAGCGCAGTGCCATCATAAATAAGTTCCATGCGCTTTTCGCCGCGAGAACGCTTTTTCACAATGTCAGCTTTCCTTGGCAACATGTAGTCTGCCAGTTCTTGATAGTGAGTGTCCCAGTTATCTCTCCGTGCCTTGATGTAATCAAAGCGTGAGACTAGTGATTTGATAAAGTTATCCATGATTACCCTAACAATGTCGGTTTACCAGTAGGCGTTGTATCTTCCGCTAATGCACCAGCAACAATAGTAGCCTTTGCCCCTTTACGCTTTTTACGCTCTTTCATCAATGCCTCTTCTGCAAGAGCAGAGGCTCTTGCTGACTTCTCGGCAGAAATAGGCTCTGGTGGAGGTGGTGGTGGAGGAGGTGGTGGTACTTTCGGCGTTAAAAATGACATGACAATCTCCTAGCTATAAAGTGCGCCAAAACCTTCAAGTATTGTTCCACCAGCACCAGAACGCTTAAAACGTGTGCGTCTAGTGTTGCTTGCCAATACCGTATCGTCAGGGACAATCTCTGGTGTAACTTCAGGTGTAACTTCAGGTTCTGTTGCCGCTACTGTTGGTGCTTCTCTCCCACCGCCAGTTGGCTTCCCTATTTTTTCTCCAGTTGGGCTGAAGTCACTTCTACCAGTAAAAGTTGTTACATCCCTGCCTAATATATTACTTGTCCTTGTAACGCCAGCAACATCGCCAACATAACCTTTGCCAGAACCCTCCGCTGGTTTGGTTGCGCTAATCCTGCTTTGAAATTCCGCTGGAGTTTCGCCAGGTCTTTCGCTGTAACGCTGACCTTGTGCAGCAAACCTAGTGCCAGGAACTGCTATTGCAATGCCTCCCTCGTCAAGAGCTTTTTGTTGAGCAGCAAGATTGATGTTACCCATCAACATCGACATGCCTGGTATTCTTCCGATTTCACTTTCGCGGAATGCGGCTTGCCTAGCAGATAACTGCTCCTTGGCTTTTTTTCTGCCAACGCGGTCTTTGCCGCTACCGCCACCTGTTCCACCACCCATGCCTAGTCTCCTTCAATAATGTGTTTGCCAATACGACCAGTTTCCGTCCTTAGCCAAAAACATTTATCATAACCCAAATTCTTAAACATCGCTTTAAGATACACGAAGCCACCTTTAATGTCACGCTTTCCTGTCAAGCAAATAAAGTCAATAATCCAAGGAATATTTCCATTACCATAAAAGCCAGCTTTGGGGAATGTGTTAGTCTCTAAATACTCTTCTATATGCCCCTGCTCAGGAAAGGCATAAGTCGCAAATAAAAAAGGCTGATTGTAGTCTTCATCAAGGATACCAAGAACAAACAACCCTTCATCCAATGCTGGTAATATACATCGCTTGATGTCATCGTCATCCATATAACAATGATACGGACTTTTCTCAATGAGACGAGCCGCCGCAAAATAAGCAAGTGGGTTGAAATCTCTCATAGCGCAAATGGATTGTAATCGTTCATTGCAACCTGTTGTGGAGGTCGAGACATCGTTTCTCTATTTTGGATGCCAATTGCGAGATACCTAAAAGCATCTGCCGCGTGTGATGTAAAATCATGCCTCGGAGTATCTCTAAAAGTTTTACGTTTTTCATCCCAATCCTGCCTGTACTGCCTTAAACATTCCAAGCCCTCTGCTGTATTGTCTCTGTCAAAGTAACACTTCGGTATCATCATTCGAGTCGCATTAATACCATCCGCCACTTTCATCTTTGGCACAACCCTAAACTTTATTCCTAGCGTATATGCCGTCTCCAAACGCGACTTGCCACTGCCCAACTCACGCACCTCAATGTCGTGCGGCGCGAGGTGGTCGCCGTATGTATAGTCCTTTTGCCGTAAAATATCGGCATAATGGTCAAGCCCAACACCACTGCTCTCATAATAATCTATAACATTTATTGCACCACCACGGAATATCTGGGCAAACCAAATAGCCGTAGAATCATTCACGCCCAAGTCCCAAGCCGTATGAACTGGATAGGCAGGGTCATACGGCACTCGCGTTATTCTGCCCTCGTCATCTAAGTCAGATAACAGTTTACCATAATACGCACCAATAATCG